AAAAGCAAACGATATATGGTTTGAATGCTTTATTCAATTGTCGAATCATAGTAGGTATATGTTTCTCACCGACCCACTTTTCGGCAAGAGCATAAACCTTCTTTTCAATTTTCTTGAGTTGCATTACACTTTAAGATTCTTGAATTTATCTGTGCTTCGACCACGATCAAAGACTGGCTTTGATTCATTTTCCTGCATCACAGCATCTTGGGCTTTTTGCTCAAGATCATAGAGTTTCATCTTGGCACGATCAACACCAATCACAAATCTCTTATGAAGATTTGGATCATTATAACGATTCTTCAACTGCTTCACAAGTAATTGATTGAGTTGTTGCATCTCATCAGTACTCACTAGCGCAAACATAAAGTCAGCCGTTGCGGGTAGACCAAACGATTCTGAAGTATCCTCTAGTCCAGGATCCGAGTTGCTAAAGCCAGATCGAGTCGTCTGAGTAGCCGAAACGATCGGTACATTATTCTCCACCGCCAGACCGCGAAGTTCCTCAGCAATTGCTTTGATATAGGTATATGAGTTGACATTCGCACCTGCCTTGATTCGTGACGATGCACAAATATTTAGATAGTCAATGAAAATAATATCTGGACGAAAGTTCTTCTTGAGAGCCAGATCGTTAATCAGTGCACGGAAGTGGGCGGGATTGGCAGACGCAGTTGGATATTCCTTGATGATCAACTTACCTTTAACGGAAGTCTTGAGTTTACCCATACGCTTCTCATACATGTCTTTCGGCATGTTCATGAGATCATCAAGAGAAACGTTGAGAAGATTCGCGTCAATACGTTCGGCGATCTTTTCCTCAGCCATTTCTAGAGTTATGTAGAGAACATTATAGTTCTGAACCAAGCAACTAGCAGCCACATGGCACATAAACAGAGACTTGCCGACGCCAGTACCTGCAAGAGCAATGTTAAGGGTCTTTTGCGGCAATCCTCCTTTAGTGATCTTGTTGAAATACTCAAGATCGAAGGGGATTCTTTTTTCGATACGATGATAGAAATCATACCGATCAGCGTAACTATCCAAAAAGTCGTGACCAATATGAGGATCGAAACTAACCCCCAAAGCATCAGACAAAAGAGTAGGAATGCTTCCTTTGCCCCTCGCTTGATCTTTGCCATCGAGTATCTGAATTGAGTCCATGATAGCATTATAGATTGCCTTTTCTTGACAAAATTTTTCTGTAGTGTCAAGAAGCCATTCGAGTTTTTGTTCTGATTTGTCATTCGAAATATCTTTCAGGAGTTCGAGTGACTTATTTAACTCAACTTCAGTGAGTTTGGTTGATTCCTTTAAAGAAATCTCCAGTGCTGCAGTGGGCGGCAGACTGTTATACTTTAGAATGAACTCTTTTATTTCCTCGAATACTTTTCTTTCGTGACTTTCGGTCAGATACTCTTTCTTCAGAAACGGCAACGTCTTCCTCATGAAGGACTCGTTCCGCATCAGATTCGACAAGATCAATGTTTCTGTTTTCATTGCCTTCCTTCATTGTATTTTCAATCGCACCTAGAAGTATACTACGCATCACGTTAGAAGTAAATCGAACAAATGACTTACTCTTGGTGTTAACATTGTTTACATTCGAGATAACATCATAATCAAAAGTCATCAATCCATCATCACCAACTTTTACATCAGTGAATTCTACAATCACACCTTCATACTTACCCAAAAACTTGATAGCAAAACTTCCTGGTGGACCATTGAGATCCACGAAGAAAGTGTATTGTTTATCAACTTTGTAGAATTTCTTGACGTACCAGAATTCAAGTTTAGCGATTAATTGCTCAAGCATCTTCTTCCTCATCTACTTCAACTAGATTGCCAGCAACTGCTGAACTGAACTGATAATTGTCACGAACCCATTTCTTAAATGATGGATCAGATAGAATATCATCCCAAAACTCTGGCGACTCAGTATCAGCCAAACGCCACTTCTTTGCCTCGACCTCACCAGTTTCAGTATTAACTTTGGCATACCAACCGACATTTGGCTTGGTCACGTGACCTGACTCAAGAGCCATATCAAGCAAGCCACTGTACTTACTGATACCGCCATCGAAACGAACGGTTACTGGGATCTTGGCTTTTTCGCGGACATAACGAGACTTCTCTACGTTGATGATAAAGTTATAGCCGATCAGATCAGTACCATCCTTTTCCTGCTGACGACCAAGGATGTAAATATTATCAGCAGAGTAATAGGAACCTGTTCCGCCACCGACAATATCCTTGGGATACAAACCTATTTCTTTATAGGTGTGATTTACTACAACCATAGGAATGTCCTTTAGGGTGAGGTGTGGTGTCACCATACGGAACAGAGATTTGATTTGCTTTGCGCGGCTCATGTCAGCGACTGACTTGCCATCCAACGCATCCTCAACTTCTTTCTTTGAAGCCAAGTTACCAATTGAGTCAATGACGATCATCACACGCTCACCACGCTCAATTTGAGTCAACTGTTGCATAATGTCAAACTTCAATTGCTCAACATCCGTGATTGGAGTGTGAACAACGCGATCGGTATCAATACCAAACGAAGTGAAATAGTTTTGCGGAGTGCCAAACTCTGAGTCATAGAACAGAACAACAGAATCAGGATACTTGTCTTGATATGCTTTTGCCATCAAGAGACTAAATGCAGTCTTGAAGTGTTTCGACGGACCAGCCCACATCGTAAGACCTGGAGTGAAGCCACCATCAAGATCACCAGAGAAAGCAACATTGACGACGGGAATTGCGGTTTGCACCATATCCTTTGCGGCGAAGAATTTCGACTTCGCAAGAATAGCAGTGTCTTTAATCGTAGAATTCTTTTTCAATTTATCTAACAAACTCATATTTCACTCCTAATAATTACCAGGCTTAATATTGTCTCCAGCATCGAAACGAGTATCTCTGGGTGGTTGTTCTGTCTTTGGCTCATCAGTATGCTTGATGCCAAAATCATCACCCATCATGAAATTGTAGATGCTGCCTTTTATACCTTTATTATACTTCACATCAGGTTTTTTGTCAACTCTTTTTTTCTTAAACACAATTGGTTTATTTGTGTATGTTATATTTGCAGCAATGAGTAGTAAAACTGCCAGTGGATCAAATACAAGAACAATAAGTATGATTACAAATCGAACAGCACTATCGAAATAGTTTGCGGCTTCTTCTTTACCATAAATTAATTCCGCAATATACTTTAGTGGACCAATCTTTGCCTCAGATTCGATGTTAGAGCGGCGGAGAGGGATCAGTTGATCATTGAGTTCGTCAATTTTAGCATCTGAAGATTCAATCGCAGTATTCAGTGCAGTTCTTTCTGCCTTTTGCTGATTGCGAATTCTTGCGCCATCCATAAAAGACGTTTCAACAACTGAGTCTAAAGAGTTCAGAGATTTCTGAGCATTATCAATTTGTCTTTGTTGACTGGCTATTTGTTGTTCAATTCTTGCAATCTCAAGTGACTTATCAGCCACACCAATTGAAGATTCAAGATGAACTTTCGAAAGATAACCGAAGGTCCCTAACGAAGTGATGAACATCAGGATGAATATCGCGAATATGAAGTAACCTTTAATTAGTTTTGGTGCAATACTCCAATTACGATATAACCAAGAAGCAGCAACAAGTTTAGCAAACTCTAAACTTGCTCCCATCAGAGAAATTGCAAACACTGCTCCTGGAAATATTGCAATCAAACCAATGATTGAATAATATGCAGCAGTGCCTGATAATAACAAGCCAGCAATAAGTGCGAGTAGTGCCATTAGTTTGGTATCGTATATTTTATATCTTTAAGTCCGTGCTCAGCAAATATTTGCTTTAGCGCATTTTCTTCTGTTTCCAAAAGCGAGTATGTGATTGTAGAAACAGTTCCAGAAACCATGGTCATCACAAAACCGTCTTCAATGGTATAATTGTGTATACCATTTTTCAGATTCTTTAGATATATGTATAAGTCTCCGTAATTTATTCTAAAGACTTCTGGGATCTGGTAATAGTTCTGTTTATGAATATAAAATGCAGAACCATAGTAGATATGAGGCATGCCAGAATTTTCAAAATAGAATTCAGGATTGATTGGTTCGAATGATATATCGTCACCAAATCCAGATTCACACATCATATCAAATGCATCAATTGTATATGCGCAGTAACTTAATTTTGAGTATCCCAACATTCCAATTTCTGGTGTAATAAAATTATAAATCGATTCTAATGTTTTCAGGTTTACAAGACAATCATCATTTAGTATGAATAACTTATCATATTTGGCAACCTGAACACCCAAATTCCACGCAGGATTCACAAAGATATTTTCTTTTTGCGGGAGATAAACAAGTTTGTTTAAAGAAGAAAGAAATTCTTCATTTGCATCTTCTATTTTATTGTCAATTAAAATGATCTCTCCAATAAGTGGATGCGCATCAAGCATAGGGAGCATTCGCAACATATGCTGAGGTTTCCACATTGTTGGAACAATAACACTAATCATTTTTGTAAATTAAAATTAAAATTGACTACAACTCTTCGTGGGATATCTGTCTGAATTGAACTTGAATGGTATCGAAATCCGTTGAAGATTACTGCTGTGTTTTCAACACATGGTATTTTTTTATAGATGCTCAATTTGTTTTCATTTATAAAACTTTGCGGATCTTCATTTGATAATGGATCATAAAATTGATCATATAAAATAGTTGGTGCGTCACATGTATTCAAATATAATATTGCAGTCATGTGGTTAAACTCAATATCGACATGAGGGTCATTTATATGATTTTTTTCTGACTTCATCATCATTCCAACTCTAATTCTCTGTAGATTATTCATTGAAATTGATAAATTATCTAACATTACCATCAATCCAGCTTCTAAAAAACCTGATATTTGATTATGCCTAACTTGATCCATAAAAATTAAACTAGAAAACGATGGCTGAGATTGGTTTTGTTTAACATCTCCATACGCAGAATTTTCTAGATATGCCCATGAGCATCCTCCATTCATTATTGTATTTTTAATATACGCGAATAATGTCGGACTAAAAGCATTTTTTATTTCAATTACATCATTAGAATTTTTCATGAGAAAAAACTATCCAGTGATTCAACTTTCTCAGTTTGCCAATTAATAGACGAAAGAATAATGTCCAACGGCTCAAGAAATGATTTCTCGAACTGCAAATCATAATCAATGTACTGCTCAGCATCCAACTGTTTGGGAATGCCAGACAAGAAAGCAAGAGTGTTATTGTTGTAAATGTTTGGCTGCTTCAGATAGATGAACTTAATCTTCTCGCCTTCCTGAATTTCTTGATAGCGTTTGTTGAGTTTCATTTCTCGAAGCAGATGATTATAGACCAACGCACCCTTGACATGAATCGGCGTGCCCTTCTTAAAGATATTTGCTGAGTCAGCATATTCTTTTAGACCATTGACTGATCGTGGAAATGCGATATCTTCAACAGGAAGTGTTTTGAACTCATGCCGAAACTTTTCGATGAACTTATGCAGATCACTTTCATTTTGCGTCATGACAATATTGATTGCCTCTTTAATCTTCACACGACAAGCAGATGGTGTTGAGGATTTTACTGCTTCAAGACCCATGATCTTGAGTTTGGGTTTAGCATAAACAACTCCTTCACTATCATGCACATTAAGGATATATCGTTTCTTGGCAGTCCAGATTGCTTTGTCAGCCAAAGACTCACGCTTCATTTCCATGCGCTGTTGAAACGCATTGACATATTCTTTCAGTTCTTCATACGATGCATCAATGAACGGTTGAATCTTATCGTCGCAAACTTTGTTCATGAACTTGATGACTTTCTTGGTGT